CTCCACCTGCCATTTGAAAAATCTTTGCACATTCTGCAACTGTTTGAAAAATACCCTCAATATTATCTTCAATATCTACAACAAAACAAGAACTTAATGATTGAGAAGTGGTTCCTGCATTAAAGATACAAGGACTAGAAGGTATGAATTCCATATTATTAATCTTATTATAAAATTTATCTATGTAATAAGGAATATCCTTTTCATTTTCAGCTTGAGCAATATTTGTTGCAACTCTTTTAGCTATATCAGACCACGAATGTTCTAGTAATTGCCCTTCATTATCTCGCAAGAAATACCTTTTCTCCAATAACTTTTGTACATTATCATTTATTTGTGTCATATGTATCCTCCAATATTATTATTTTATAATCATTTACCATTTAATTTACCTATCTGTTTTGTAGTTGCCATTCTCTTTCTAATTGTTCCTCTACTTTCATGTCATATTGCATTCCTGCAATATCTACACTTATATTATTAGATAATACCCTTAACTGCTCTGTTTCTTCTTTATTTAAATTAGGAAATTTATCTAACAGTATTTTAATTTCTCTAACTTCATCAAATATATTCATACTTCCGTAATCCATTCCATCACCTCTTGTCCTTAAACTCACAACTACTAACCCTTCTACTATAGATTGTTTCACCAATATAACTACTCAATAGAATACATAATGATCTTAACCTATCTTTCTTGGTTAAACTAAGTTTATGATAATTATTAACTAATGGTTTAATTTCTTCAATAATTTGATCTAGGTATTTTTCGATTAATTATCACCTTCTTTATTATTTTGTTCTGTATACTTCATTTAACAGTATACAAATATTATATCCACCAACTTCTTTATATTCTGGACTATTTTTATCGAATTCACAACCATCGCAGTCTTGACTTTCACATTCAGTCAATCCACTTTGACGAATGACATTTTTTATATCTTGCAATGTAGTCATTATGTATCGCACTCCTACTTAACAATTACTTCTTACTAAATCCTTTGAAATGACTTCCAAATAATATAACTCTTTCCCCACTATCATCTACCATTTCAACGTACAGACCTGCATTACCAAGACATTTATAGCTCTTTCCAAGCGTGAATCCATCAACCTCTTGAATACACTCAAGCATCATTACCCTCTTTATTATGTATCACCTTCTTCCTTAACAATAATTTGATCAATCTCCATTAACCATCTGTAATTATTATTTTCTTTACATAGGTTTATGAATTTCATAGGAACAGGATTAAATAATTGTGATTCTTTCGTTAGGAATCGTTTGCATATATTAGATTTTTCACATTTGTCATATTTACATAAACAAAAATCAGCCATATCTTATATGTATCACCTCCTTAGATTGATACCAAATAAAAGATGCAATTTATCGGTTTTTACGATTTTGTAAGTCGCTTGTATCAAGGGTTGTAGAGGTGGGTATTATTGGGAAATAGAGAATTTGTAATAGTTTACATTATAATCGCCTTCTTTTCAGTTAATAAATTCATTTGGAGTAAATGTGTATCATGGTATTTATTATAGCATAGGAGATGATTTAAAGTCAAATATTATTATTTATTAATTATACAATTAATGACCTTAAATAATAATAGAAGTTACAATAAATAAAACAACCAGTATCCTCTTTATTCAAGAAGATAAACGGGACTCCATACTTTATTGAAAATGAATGCAATGTACCGATTGCAGATTTAGAATTATACTTACTTGTATACTTACCTGCTCTAATATCTGAATAATTCCCATCTTCAATAACAAGTGTCATATTTCCTTTATACCTTAAAAATTCATCCTCTATTCTATTTCTATCAGTTGCAAAGTTACCTATTAATTCGTCAATATTCGCTTTTCTCTCAATGGTTACTTTGCTTTCATAATAATGATCTCTGATTATTCCCAATCCCTCGTTGGCAGGTAAGAAAAAAGAATAATCACCTCCACTCAACTTCATCTTTTTATACTTAATACCATTATCATCGAACCATTTAAGGATATGATCATTTTTACCGTCATGTTCTCTTGTATCCACTAAAATCACTATGCTTTTCAGAAGTTTCTTTAGTTCTGTTTCTGTGTATTTATAACCTTCTATAATTCATTCACCTCATCCACAAATTTATAAGTTATGTTTTTGTATTTTGGCATCCAGAATTCCTTTGTTCCTTCAATCTCCTTATATATTTTCTTTCCTGTTTCTTGATTAATTTCTCCCGTTGGTTCTTTCTGTGGTTTGATATCAAAAGATTTTACATAAAGAAAATCTCCCTGATTAAATATATTCCTATGATATTGATTTGCCCACATTTTAGTTTCAATTGTTTCTCCATTTTTTACTCCATATACACTAGTCTTGACAATTGATTTCATAACTTCAAGATCAGAAACATAATATACATCTTTTGAATATTTATTATCTGAATATGTGATTATACCAAGTATTTCTTTCTGATTATCAATAATTTCTTTGATCGTCATAGGAGTTACTTGTATATTATTAATTATATCTTTCAATAAATCAATATCTCTTAATTTAGTAATCTTTTTAGCATCTTTATTTTTAGGATTGATATATCCATATTTTAAAACGTAATTAAAATCAAGTTTTAATTCGGGGAGTTTTTTTATGGATATTTCTTTTGCCCCTTTTAAAATATTATACCATTTAACTATTTCTAAAAGATATTTTATTTCACCAAACTTTTTAAAATAATTAAGTCTAATTAATTTATCTAAAACTGTTTTATTTATTTTGGTTTCGGCCAAACTATCAAGCAAATCTATGAAATTATTAAAAGATGATGAAGAACTTCCTAATTCATATAATTCTTGGGATACTCCTTCTCCAAATCCTTTAATACTCGATAAATTTGGATATATAATTTTATGTTCTTCATCTACATTAACTCTTCTATTATCTTTACCAAATTCATATTCGCCTAATTTATAATTGTAAAATGTTAATGCCTCTTTAACAAGAGCATCAATTTTCTTTTTATTCTCCTTATCTTGATAGTGATTAATTGCAACTTCATAAAACTTAGCTGTATAATGTGCTTTAAACCATGCCTGATAAGCACTATCCCCTCCCATTGACAGAGCATGTGGAGCATTGAATGCGTAAAAAGCAGATGCCTCTATAACATCCCATATCTTATCAAAATTATCTAGATTACCAATTAATTCAGTCCACTTTTCTTTTAGAGTTTTTTGAAGATTTGCTAGTTTTTCACCTTTTAATTTTTTCTTCGAGATCGCTTTTAAAACACTATATGTATCTGCCATGACCAAACCTAAATGAGCTAATACTTTCATAATTGATTCTTGATACAGCATGAAATGATAACTATCTTCTAAAACTCTGTCAATTGTTTCTTCTCCAGTCGTATATTTTTCTCTTGCTAAAAATGTTCCTAAAAGAGATTTAAATCCCGGCCTAATACCAGCAATGAAAGCACTTAATTCAGCCAAATCAGATGGTTTATAACGTTTTACTTTTTTTGTTGTAGAATCTTTTTCGACTTGATTTACACAACAGGTAATTCCTTTGGCATATATATCCCATGTTAATTGGTCTCCATCAATCATTTCTCTTAATTCATCAAAACTAGGTACATTTTGACCAATACTTTTAAAAAATTTATGTGTGAGATGAACGCTATCAACCACGAGATAATCATTTTTTACATATCCAAATTCATCAAGATAATTTCCTTCAATACATGCACATAAAGTACGTTTGCCTGTAGTTTCTGAAACTGCACTTATTAAACCTATTTTGCGTCTAATATCTCCCTCTAATAATAAATATCCACAAGCATGGCATTTTAAATTAATTGTGATGCCTTGATAATCTAAACTTCCTTTATAAATGTCCATATATTCTTCAGGAATAAAATCTTCAATATTTATAAATTCTTTGTCTTCCTCATCCGCATATTTCAATTTCTCATTATATTTATCAATATGCTTCGATATTTCATTGGCAATTTCAGGTCTTACATCATTTGCCCCTGCATACAATTGCCATGCTGCTTTTTCTTTGAGTTTTTCAATTGCCATTAAAGGATAGCAACTATGTTTTCCTATTAATTCTCTTGTTGCCTCGACAAATGGTTCTTGTATAGCACAGTTAAAATCTATATCAGGCATTTGACCACTTAGTACCCTATCTTTTGTTAAAAATCTTTCTGGGTATATAGGTATTTCGCAGTTGAATCTATCAATCGTAGTAAAACCTAATAATTTATTTACGATAAAAGATGCAGAACTTCCTCTTGAAGTAGTAGTTAGGATACCTCCCTTCTCATTTATTGCTTTAGAAATGATATGATAATTAGTCAAAGGATAATCTACTACACCACTTTCAACAAATTCATTGACTTCATATTTAATACCTTCAACTTTTTCAGGAGTTTTTAGTCTTTCTTTTTTATATGTTTTATTAATTATATTTTTAAAAATTTTAACTCTTTGGTCATACGTAGTATTTGGGTATAAACAAGGGATTTTAAAACTTTTATCAAAAACAATTTCTTCACATTCATTTACAAAAATGTTTGTATTCATCATGGAAGTAAGTATTTGTTTATCATTTAAAATACCTTGTATTTTAAATCTATTAAATATTTCTTTTCCGTCAGGAAAATCTAAATACCAACCATCTTCATCTTCATAATGAATACCTTTATATTTTAAGATTTGATCACGTTTAATAGAATTTTCTTGTTCAACATAATGACTATCCAAGCCACAAATAATTTGGATATTATATTTCTCTGATATTTCAAGTATCTTTATGTTTAATTCTTTTTGACTTTCAGTATTATGATTTTGGACTTCTAAAAAGAAATTATTTCCAAAGTATTCATGAACTCTTAGCCATATTTCTTCAGCATCTTCGTACTTCCAACCCGCAATGCACGCTGATGTTACTATAACATTATTTTTTGGAATACTAAATAACAAATCTAAATCAATTCTAGGTTTATAATAATACCCATCTTCATTTGCTTTAGAAAGAATATAGTTTATATCTTCTCTTCCTTCTGGGTTCGTTGCAATGAGCATCATATGACAATTTGCTCTATCTTTTTCTAATCTGTTTTTTACCCAATATGCCTCTACAGAATGTCTGTATTTTAAATCAAATTCTTGAGATATTTTATAACATTCAAATTGATTTCCTTGATTTCCATGATCTCCACTAAACAAACATTTACTTTTATATTCTATAGATTTCTTGGCATAATTTTTAATGGACTCTGCTGAATCTGCTGTTGAAGGGTTGGAAAAATCTTTATGATTATGATAATTCTCAATATATAAATTATCAATATATTCTTCTGCTTTATATGGGAAATTAAATGTAAGGTTTGGAATTATGCTTTCGATTACCTCTTTCATTTAAACCTCCTTTCTAATATGTTTCAAGATCACTTATCAATATTTGTTTGCTTCTTATAGTTGTTTTAGTTCCAAAGTTATACCATGAATTAACACTTAAATTTCCTAAAACGTCAACTAACATTGCATTTTCTATTTCATTAATTTCATCAGAACTTACATTAAATTTAACACATTCTAAATCTTCCGCATTAAATTTTATATGTATATCTTTCATAATTTTTATTTCACCCATAGGCAAATCTTTAATAATAAACAAAGGTTCTTTAAAACCTTGCCCTGCTATAAAAGATAATCTCTGAATCTCATATAATAAATCCCATGTAATATCTTCAACATTAATAATCATATCTGCTTCGATGACATATTCCTGTTTCATATTTTCAAGTTCTAAATCAATTACTTGGTATATTTGATTCAGATGTTCAGGTTTAAATTCCACTCCAAATGCCCCACTATGCCCCTCTACACTCTCAAATAAACCAGTGCGTGACAACGCATCTTTGAAGTCAAAATCATTCCCATACCCTCTGCCACTTCCTCCAAGTGTATTAGTTTCTTTATCTAAACTAACTACAAGTGTTGGTCTTTGATATTTTTGAGCAACATTTTGTGCTATCAATCCATTCAGTGTTGCATTAGCTTTTAAATTAGTAACATCCACAATAATTATTTTATGTTCAAGGTTAACAATTTCCTCTATTTTTTCAACTATTTCTGCCTGTAGTTCTTTCCTTTTATTATTCATCCCTCCACATTCTTTAATTAAAGCTTTTAATCTTTTTTCATCATCTGTTGTAAGAATTTCAAGAACATCTTGTATCTTGCCTAGTCGAATGATTGAATTAATAAATGGAACTAAGTAAAAGGCAATTGTTGTGGCGTTCGGTTTATATTCTTTTTTCAGATGTTTAAGAATTGCTTTTAGTGATCTATCACAATTATTATGTATTTTTAATAATCCTTTTTGAATAAGTGCTCTAGTCTCTGGATCTGAAACATCCATCATATCTCCAATTAATCCAACTGCACAAAAGTCTATATAATTTTCGGAATAGAATGTTAGTAATTCTTCATCAATTGCTTTGCATGTTTGGTAAACAACTCCTGCCCCACTGAGATTTTTATTAGGATAACCATTGGATTGAGAGTTGACAATTACTGCATATGGGTTATATTTTTCAATATTATGATGGTCTAGTACAACAATTTCCATATACTTGCTCAATTCCTTACACTCATCAACAGAATTACTGCTACTATCAACAATAATAAGTAAATCTAAATCTTGTGGCACATTTTCTACAATTACACCATGCCCTTTATTTCTTTGATGGTATAATAAAATACCCTTAATACCAAATTCATTTAAATATTTATACATTATTGTTGCAGAAGTTACTCCGTCTGAATCTATATCAGCATAAATACCTATTTTTGATTTATTTTCTATTGCATAAATAATTTTATCAACAGCTAAACCCATATTTGATAATTCCCAAGGGTTATTGATATCATCATCCTTTGGATTTAGAAATTTCTCTTTATCCTTGACCCCTCTAATTTTTAATATCTTTTCGGTTATTGAATCATAATCATTATATTCTTCTTTAGAGTCTAATACTTTCCAATTCTGTTTCAATAAATCACACCCATTCTACAAAATTATTTTTTAGTTCTATGAAACTCTCTTTGCCTAAGTCTGTAGGACTCATTTTTGAACCATTTGGAAGAATTACATTTTTTCTATCAATTATATATCCAATATTAATATCAAAAAACTTTATTCTTTCTTTTATTTTTCTAATTTGTGTCAAAATTATCTCTTCATCCAGACCCTCATCATAACAAAAATAAATCATTTTTGGATTAAGATTAATTATATGAATTATTTGTGGTGTATGTATTGAATTACCTCCTAAACCTAATCCTGTATAAATTTCCATAGTGTCTAATTGAAGTACGAATTTCTCTGATTCACCTATGTACAATTCTTCACACCCTTGAAGATATTGATAATTCTCAGTATATCCATAAAGCGTTTGAGATTTAGGATGAGGAATTACTGGAAACCATTTTAATGTATTATCATTCTCATAATCACCATTGTATCTTCCAGTAATTCCAACCAACCTACAATCAAAACTCCACCAAGGGCAAGTAATTCTTTGTGATAATACATCGAATCCTATTTTAAATTTCCTTTGACTATCTATAGATATTCCATCGAATATAAACTTTGTATTAAATTTATTTAAATAAGGAGTTAGAATATCATCATTATAATAATTTAGTTCTATTTGGGATGTTTTTTTTATTTTTATTTTATCATAAAACCCACCAAAAATAGTCTTCTTTTTTATAATAAATGATAGATTATCAATACCTAATTCTTTTTTTGTTGTATTTATTACATCTTTAAAATCTACTTGCTTACTTTGGATAATAAATCTAAAGAAATCGCAATTTGAAGCTCTTCCATAATCTGTAACATATAAGTTCTCATTATTAATTAATTTTATTCTGATAGAACTTTTATTTGTATTTTTATCTACTCCACATCGAATTTCTTTTGATCGGATAGTAATATTACAAAACCCATACTCCTCAAGAATATTCTCAATATGTTGTGGATTATTTATGAGTTTTGTTTTTAATTCCGACAACATATTGACACCTCCTTAAACTCCTATCCTTCCATGCCTACATCTTGCATAAGCTGACTCTACAAATGTACCCGTATTTCCATTAAATTTAAGGAGCATAGCAATACCAGTATCACTTGAACATTCACCATTTCTATTTTTTTCAAAGAATAACATTCTATAAACACCTGTTTCATCTACTGTATATTCTTCTTCACACCATTTTCCTGCAATCAATTTTCTTCTAAATGGCCTACAGAAATATTTTTTATTTTCTTTATCTAATTCATCTGAAAATACAGGTCTCATTAATAATAATGTTTCAAGGATCTCTTTAATTTGTTTTGATTGAGATAATGTAGATGCATCTAAAAACAATGTCCCAAACAATGCTTGGGCTAATTGAATATTAGCTATTCCAATTAGATTATATTTTTTAGCAACTTTATCTAATTCTCTTGAATCTTTAATTAAATTTAACCAGTTTTGATCATTTCTATCATTGCTTAATTCAGCTTTAAATGTATCATACAAATATGTATCAAATCCTTGGGATAAAGCATAATGTCTAATTTTTTTCTTAACTAAACCCATATCTGCATCTGAAATTTGAATAAATTTGAAATGTGATTTAAATTCATCATTCCATAATTTCTGTGCCTTTTTTATATATATTTTATCTTCTGCTGTTAACTCATCTTTATTTTTTATTTTTCGTTTAGTGACTTTATAATATTTAAACTTTTTAGCTAATATCCATGTAATAAATTGAATTTTAAATACCGCACTTTTCTGTTCGTTGGTGATAATTAGAATTCTTCTTCCGTAATGTGCTAGACTCATTAAAATTGTTACTATTAAAGTTGTTTTGCCTGAACTTGAAAATCCACCCAACATATTTAAAGTACCTTCTAATAATCCACCTATTTGATTTGATATATATGGCAAACATATTACATCATCTCCATTTACATCTTCACCACAAACATCAAAAGGAACACCACTTTCCAACCCTTCTTGAAGTTCTTCAAGAAATTGATCGGTTATTTCTAGATCTCCTTCTTCAAGAATCTTACTACTATTCCCAGTAGTCATTTTTGATAATAAATTTTCATACCATTCTAAAACACTTTCACTATCCATTTTTCTAAATAGTTTTAATGGAACAATCATTTTACCATTTTCTTCAATCTCATTTAATAAATTGAATCCTCCGTTATAAAGATTTAAAATGATATTTTCTCGATATAAAATATCTAGATATGTATCCCAATTTTTATCATTTATTATATCAATAAGATTTTGAACAACGTCCCATCCTCCTCGTTCCTTGAATCCTGCTTCGATAAAATCCGAGACATTAGACAGAATAGTTATCTCATCAATAGAATTAAACCCTTTCGTTCTAATATTTTTGAATAAACCAAAATAGAAAACTGAGTCTTCCCCAAGAAAGTCTTTTGTATCAAGATTAATTTCATCGAATCTCAAAATATCTTTTGCTAAACATGCTATGACATTACCTTCTACAGCTAAACGATTATCTAAAATCTCTTTAGGATATTTATCACATCCAGTTAAAAAACCTTTAATATCCCCCATTTAATCACTCCAACTCACTTAAATATTCATCCATGCTTTTCTTACGAGTTTTAGGGGTGTATTTTACACTCACTATTTCGGCATCTGATTGTTTATTACTCTCTTGTTTGGAAACCGTATAATCCTTTATATTATTTTTAATAATTGTAGTAAAGTATTTTATCTTTCCGTATTCATTATTGAATGATTTTGCCATATAATTTTCTAGCATTTGTGAATTTTCATTTATATAGGAATAAATTTTTAGATAAGAATATATCTTAGATAATTCACTTATTTCTTTATGTAAAACTGTATTTGTGATCACATAACCAAAAATACTATTAATTTTATCTAAAACATTTTTCCTATTTTCTTTATCTTTTTTTATTTTTATGTAATCACTTTCTGAACAATAGTACTCATTTTTGCTATTTACTACTACTTTAAAAGCACTATCTCTGTCAATCTTGTTTCTTGTATGACATTTACAATTAACTAGCAATGTATCACAACCTCTAAACAGGATAGGGAGGTCGAAACCTCCCTTATTTAATTATTAAAATATATTTAGAATTTCTTCATAAACTTTTGTCTGTAAATTGGGGTCAAATTTTGAAACTCCATTTGCATTTAGAATTGTTTTAACTTCTAGTTTTTTCTCTGCGGTTGCCTCCTTAAAGAAAGTTGTTATTTTTTTAATTAATTCTTTATTTTTAGCAATATCTATTATGTCTTCAATCACATTTTCTTCTTTATTTTCTACAATTTCTTCTCTAATTAATTCTTGTTTTTTAGTTTCTTCAATCAAATCCTCTTCTTGAGTCTTTTTAAATTCTTCTACAGAAACAACATTTGATTTTGATAATCTCATGCCTTCTTCAAGAACATTAATAAATTCTTTTGCCATATTTGGTTTATCAAACACAATATATTCAGGTACAGAACCATCTTTAAATCTACATCCGGCATCAATAAAAGTGTTTCCTCTTAGATATAGTTTTCTAATTTCTCCTGTTGCATGACGAATTTTCTTTTCTTTATCATCTTGCATTGTAATAGTTTCTTCTTCTAATTCTCTATCAATATACCCCGTCAATACACAGTCAAAAACATCTCCAAAAATACTTTCATAATAGGAATTTAGGGTAGATGATAAACTCATGTAACCATCATCTATATCGCCCTTTTGTTTAATATTTTTAAACTTTGTATGAGCAATACACCATATCCCGATTTCTGCTTTTTTAAGATCAAGGAAATAATCTTTAGCCATTTGGACTACCATTTCTGTTCCAGCTTGATATCCACCATATGCACCTTTAACACTTTTGCATTGTTTTTTAGGATTATCAATATTTGATTGTCGTACTACTTCTTTTTCTAAAATTGGTAGAAATTCATCTACAACATCGAAGGCAACCATTTCAATATTATGCTCTTTGCCTTTTTGTTCAATCAACCATTCTTTTAACTCAGTCAAATCTTGCCATGTTTCTGCATGAGTATGATTTAATTCGTCAAGTAATGTATACCCCATTTCTGCTCCAATACCAACAAGTAAACCTCTTTCTGGATCGCCATATTTTTCAAGTATAACATCTCTAAAGAGAGTTGATTTACCAAATTTCTTTAGAGTTCTAATGTAAATTGTTAAAGCCTTAATATCAGTTTTAATTTTATTAATAGTAGGTTTCTTAAATGCCATGTATCTTTAATCTCCTTTTTAATTTTATTTCATTATTTGATAAGGGGAATTTCACCCCTTTATTATTTATGTTAATCTTAATAAGGAATATCTATGTCACTTAATCCTGCGAAAATATCCTCTTCCTCTGTTACTGGGGCTTCTTTTTTATCTTCTATTTCTAGAGGGGTAATAACAAAATCATTATCAATAAATACTGTTGGTTTACTCCCCTTTGTGTACCCCCTAGCAACATTAATAATAACCATTTCTTCTACTTTATCTCCATAAAGATCTGCCCCAATTTCCTTTCTAATATCATCCATTGTAATAGCTTCAAGTTCAAGGAGTTCTTTTTGAAGATCAGTCAACATTTCATCTGTAATTTCTGTTTTTTGAGCACCATCTAGAAGATTAATCTTCACTCCAAATTCTTTCCAAGTTTTATCTTTGACAGTAAATTGTTTAACCATTAAAGAATTAAGTTTCTTGTTTTTTTCTTCCAATTCATCTTTTGAGACATCAATCACTAATTGGACAGGGCAAGGGATTTCTACTTTACGTTGTCCATCATAATTTCTAACATAACAATTAATGTAGTGTTTTTGTTTCTCTTTGAGACTATTACTGTCTAGCCCATCTTTATTATAAAATACTGTAATTTGTCCTGTTGACGATGGTGTTGCACTTTTCTCAGCTAAATAAATTCTACTAGGAATCAATGTTTTATAAAATTTGCCATTGTATTCAGAATAAACGATATCTCCACTGATTCTAAATAATCTATTATCTATTTTACCAGACATAATTAGTTTATGTACATATTCCGCAAAATCTGCCTCTGCAATAAATTCTTTTCGTTTATTTTTACTATTTTCAAGTTCTTGTGAAATGTCTTCTGTGCCAAATTCAAGCATTTCTTCTGAAGTTAAACTTCCATCATTAAATTTTTCTAATGCTTTTTCAAGTTTAAATCTACGTCCATACTCTTCTAGATCAACAACACATTTTTTAAATTCTGCAACATTTTCTAAAATTTCAGGTTTAAATCTATCTTTCCAAGAAATTTCTAACTTTTCACCTTTAATCTTTTCTCCTGTATCAGACTTCCCTGCTTTAGAAAATGAAAATACTTTCCCATTTCCATCACTATAATATCCACCTTTAATTTTCAACATGTGTCTATTATCTCCTGCTATTACATTGAAAAGTAATTCTTTGTTAGCCCATCCACTATCGTATGTAGTTACTTTATATGGTTTAAATTTCTCTGATTCTTTTCCAATTGATAATTTGCCGATAATTTCAAATGTATTATTCGCCATATGTATTAATTCCTTCTTTCAGTATATTATTATTTTATTATTTTTTTAGTCTATTAACAATATATTGAAATAGGTGGTGGTTTACAAATTTTTATAGGAATTCTACGTTTGCCCTTACTCTTCAATCAATCAATCCTTTCTAAATTATTATTTAATATTCATTAACTATTATTATAACATACCTATTTTCACAAAGTCAAATTCCAATGAAAGTTCGCTTTTATGCCATTTACCATCCTCTGAAAGTCGCTTGTATCAAGGGGTACAGGATTGAGGATATTTCATTTTTTTCAAATTTTGCTCTAATTGCGAAATAATCTCAGAAATATCACATTTTGAGTCAATAGTTAGGTTAATAGTGATAGTGTGAGGTGATTCTTCTGTTTTGACATTAACCTTTTCTACCCAGTCCCATTCTTCTGGTTCAGCACCACTTAAAACTTCTGATATAGCTCTTGCACAACTATCATATTGTTTAATTGCTACAATATCATAATCATCGCCATCATTAGATAATTCTTCATCATAATCATCTAATGAAACATAATAATCACTATATCCTTGTCGAATATCATTGTCATTATAAAATATCATGCCATCACTATTTGCTAATAAAACACATAAATCTCCACATCTCATTTTAAACAACATTGAACTATTTAACTCTGACTTTTCATTTATACGTCTCCTCTTAAATTATTGTCTTGCTCTTGTAATTTGTCCCATATTTCTGCCAAGTCTAACATTACATTTCCGAATTCTCTAAACGTTCCATCTGTATATTTAATTGCGATTCCTAAATTTGCAAATGCTTTAATTAGATCGTTCAATTATTTCTCCTTTCCAATCCTATCAAACTAAACTTTCTTGGGATTTTATTTATTAAGTTCTTTGATTGTCTTTACAATTTCATCTAATGTTCCCTTAGATACACCATCAATAGCACAATTAATATTAATAGTTTGAGGTGTGTTAAGTTTTCTTTCAATACTTTCAAGTCTTTGTAATAACGCCATTTTAAAATAATCATCCATACTTACACCTTCAGGCAGTCCATTAGTCTCATCTGTAAATGAAATTGTCTCTTGTGTATCGACACTTCTTTCCTCTGAATTATACCTAGAAGGATAATATACACCATCTAAATCTAATTCAGCATATGTTACATTTCCATAAACACCGTTAATTTCGTGTTTAATTCCTTTTTCAATTTTCATTACACTATCTCCTTATATATATTATTATTTCCTACCCACTAAACTCAATATAATTCCTCCAAAACAATAACTCTGAACTACTTCTATAAGCAACTTTTTCTAACGTTTCTTGACACCATTTTCTATAAGCATCTTCTGATTTAAATCTAGAATCAATTCTTTTGTTGGATATTATTTACTATGTATTTACTATCCATATTATTATTTATTAGTATATCTTCAAGTATTTCCTTTATTCTTTCAAAGTCCCAATAAGGTAAGCGAATTAAAATAATACTATTTTTAATACAATATTTATCTTTCTTTTTATCACGTGATTGTAATTCTTCAAATTGTTTTTTACTCATCATGCCTTTTTGCCATTGAAAATGTTGGATTCCATCAAATTCTATTAAACATTTTAATTTAGTTTTCTTTATGTCATAAAACATAGGAACATCAAATTTTAAAGGCCATTTTCTCTCGCCTACGAGATCGGGGAAAATATATTGAGAACCATAGTGAAAGTTATATAATCTACAAACTTCTTTTATTTTTGCTTCTCCTTTTGAGTCGTTACAAATTGGACATCTTCTGCCCCTTATAAAGTCATTAGGAGATATTAAATAACTTCCATGACTCTCACATTCTTGACAGTTAATCCACACTTTTTTATTATTGCTTCCATGATTTATTTCCCAAGGACTTGCTTTGTTTTTATTATAAGTCCAATACTTCTCTAGAAAATCTTCTCCTAAAATGTCTATACCGTATTGAGCAAAAGAATTACATTGTTTACAATTCATGACACCCTCATGTCCATGACAAAAATTAGAAACATCTTTTAACTCACTTTTATGTATTCCTTTTGGGCATTTAAACCAGTATTTCTTCGCTCTATTTCCTCGTGAAATTTCATTAGGTTTGCAATCATTTAATTCATAATCCCATCTATTTAGAACATCTTGTTTATCATTTTCTATACAATATTGTTCAAATGATTTACCTTTTTTCAAAGCTATCTTTGTTCTATTTTGTGTTGCATATAATTCAAGCGAACAGTCATGGCAATAATATTTACCATCACTTTTTATATTCTTGTTGTAGGAATACCACCCTACATTTAATTCTTTATTACAATCTGGGTTATCACATTTTACTTTTACAAAAACATGACTCGCTTTAGTTAAATCTTCTATTTTTACTTCAAATTCTTCGTTCCATTTTGTAAATATATAACCCCTTTCTTCATACCATTCTTTATTTGCAGGATTCCATTTTGTCGTTACAATAGTCGATAATAAAGTTATAATTATTCCTCCTTGTTTTTATATCTCTGTTTCGTTTTTAGGTCTATTAAAGTTCAATAAAAGTAATCACCTCCTTTATGATTAAATACAATTTTTATGGAGTAACTTTAGCTTTCCAATTATCTTCTCTTTCAGGATTCAAACTACACAAATTACATGGAGAATTACATTTCAAATATGTTTCATATTTACAAGTAGTGCAATCTCGTTTATTGCAAAAGTTCATAGCATCTTTAATAGACTTATAATCTAAATTATTATTAGGATAAACAACACCATCTGATCGTCCTACTACTAAATCAGCTATAGTCATTCCCTCCTTTCAATTGAATTACCTTAGATATTAATTATACCATATCCATATATGTAAGTCAAATTATTATTTACTATTCACATAGTTTATTTATCTTACCAATATTGAATATAATCTTCACAACCATTTGCTTCATCGTAGACATAGAATGAATAGGATTGCCATAATGGATTGGGAGTACATTGTGCTCGATAACAATCACTTCGTACTGGGCATTTTTCATTATCACACATAGTCATATCTGCCATTGTGATTGCTCCTTCCTTACGGATTCATCTTCGCATAAGCTTTCAGACATTTTTTACAAGTGATAGTTTTGTCTTGAATATTTTGAATATCTGTTCCAACATATTGTAAGCATAAACTCATATTTGAATTTAAATATGCAATATGAATTACTCCACCTTTAGTCGCTTGTGCTTTCTTTAAATCCATGATACTTCTCACTTCCCCTCTAATGATATTTTTTGATTCAACTGTTTCAATTCTGCTTCCATTTGTAAATTCTATATATTGATTTTCCACAATGTCTCCCTTCTGTAGATTAAAATGAATGGTTCAATGGTTTATTCATGAATTAACTCTTTATAAATAATTGTTTCACCATCTTCAGAAATTTTATTTTTCAATTCATTTAGTGATTCACACTTATAATAATATCCTTGCCCATCCAATCTTATTAAAGCAAAAATATGATGTCCTTCTTTAATGATATTTGGCAATGCAGAAACAACATAGTATTGTTCTGTATATTCACTATAAGCATAATTTCCAATTTGTATATCTTCAGTATTCATTTTGTTAATTCCGTACATTATTTATCATTCTCCTTCTCCTTACTTCTTTAATCAATTGTATCTACAGTAATTGGAATCCACATTTTAGGATTATAATTCAATGTATATTTGTATTTATCAACATTTTTACTTCTTAATTGTTCAACAACATATGTTACATTGTCTGACAAACCTACAAAATGTTTTTGATAATTACCATTCTCATCTTCTACCGTTACTTCAAGTTGATTATCTTCCGTGTCAGCATTAATCGATATTCTCCCTGTCATCTGAAATAAAACATCGCCTGTAATACAATCAATTACTGTAAGTTGACGTACAACATTAAAATTATCAGCTTCTAATGATAGGTTATAAGATACTTTGTCTGCTTCTGTTTGACCACATCCAGTTAGGGTGAGTGGTAATAGTCCCATGCTTAAAACCAGTGCAATTAATTTTTTACTTTTCATTTTATATTTTTCTCCTTTAAAATCTTAATTCTATGTGTTTTTAATCTTTGTCATCTTTGAAATCTATAATATCTAAACCATCATCGCCATTATCTAAGATATCATTAAAAATTCTATCGAACATATCTGTTACTGGAGTATCGCCTGTGTCTGGATCTTCGGTATCTATTAACATCTCGGCAACATAATTAGCAAATTCTTTTCTTTTACCACGTTTAACTTTTGATTCATCAAAGTTATCAGGTGCAAAATTAAATGCATTAGCTAAATTCTTAATACTAATTTCAATTTTTAATTTGTCATTAGTGACAATTGCCGTAATTCCTTTGTCTGTATATTTATTCATATTTCTTTTCCTTTCTTTTACCAAACAAAAGAGTCATTTTAAGTTATTTGACGAACCTTGAAACCCTTCTCCTGCAAGGGTTTTACAAATTCATTAAACCACTTTTTACTTCTTTCCATCCTAAATATGTTTTCTTGTTGAATATCAAAGCTCCACTGACAGGGTTTTCTAATTTTATGAGGTTGAATGGTTTGAGTATATGCAAAGTCATTATGAATATAATCTTTAATTGCTTCAGTAAAAAATTTATAAATTTCTTCGTTAAAGTATGTATCACATTTTTCAAATATCTCTTTATTCATTATCCACCTCCCTTAAATGGATTAATTGATATAATTACATCTTAAGTGCTATAATATCAAATAGTTTCAACGCCACCCCAATGCTCCCTATGCCTAAGAAGAACGGAACGATTTTAAAAATTAAGGTTGATTTAAAGTTTTTTGTGTTCATTGCAAAAACCAACATTATTACATACAAACCAGTAGCTAATGAAATCCATGCAAAAATATTATTATTCAATGTATTCACCCCCTAACCCTTTAAATGGGTCAATTTATAGTAATTAAATATTTTTTAATATCCTCATTTAAATCTTTCTTTTTATCTTTGGTAGCTATTATTCCTATGAGATTTCTTTTTCCGTCTACGGCCCATAAATTCCAGTGAAATTTATTATTGTCTTGATTTTTCTCTTTAACAACTTTATATGGTGGTTTATCTTCAATATAATCTTTATATCCCTCATTTACCCACCAATATATGAATTGCAATCTCTTCTCGGCGAAGAATTCTTGTTTTCTATACCAATCTTCCATATTGCTATCATGTTTTTGGCTATTACAATATTTGCAAGCAGGTACGGCATTCCTCAAATCGTTATAGCCTATATTGTCAACATGTTCCTTATGTAAATTCATTATTATATATTTACCGTTTCTAAGAACTATATGTTTTTCAAAAGGTAATCCACAGTAGGCACATTGATTGTTAAATATCTTCAAACATGCTCTCCACTCAGTTTCGGTAATATCATGTATTCTATGATTTTTAATATATATTAAAAATTTATCAGGATTCTTTACATAGTAATCTTTTTCATACTCATATTTTCGTTCAGAATTATCTTCACGCCATTGCCTCGCCACTTCATTGTATTTTCCAGCATGTTTATCTCTATAATTCTTTGAACTTTTTCTATGTTTTTCAGGATCTTTTGCGTTTCGACTATTAACATTTTCTTTGGTGCAAATTTTACACTGGGGTAAGAACCCATCGGATTTGCTGTATTTCCACTTATAAAAGTGATCCTCTGTCATTGGCAACCATTCGTTATGTTGCTTATTACTACATAGTTTATATTCTACTCCATTAATTATTTTATGTGTTAGACTATAATTATATTTATTCCTTTCTTTTCTTGTCAAAAAATATGCTCCTTTCTTTAATCTCACCAATTATCTTCTATCCATCTATCAACTTTTCCCATAGTATAAGACATGACTCCACCACTTCTATAACTTTCAATATCAATATCAACAGAAACAAAATCATCTGATAGAATATCTTTAATTAATTGATCTGCTAATTCTTTTGTTGGTAATAATTGGCTTGATTCAATTCCATATGTAACATCATGTTTTTCAAAGTCCCAAAAATAATCTTCATCATATTGATAAGCAATTGCCCACATTTTCATTAATTTTCTTCCTCTCTTGGTTTCCTATTTTATTACATAATATTCTACATTATTAACATGTGTATGACCATTAATCATTTCGTTTTGGAAAGCAATATATCTTCTTCCCCAAGGAACCTTTCTAAATGCATCATTAATTTCTCCTACTGTGGTGAATCCTTCTTGCCCTGATTTAACCTCTTCAGGATATATAGCACAATTACTTAATACGGTTTTGTCTTTTAAAATTATATCAACTAATAATGTTTTTCTATTGTTCATTTAATGTAAATTCCTCCTTTTGAACCTTAAATATGACAATCTACAACTGTTAAAGTCCATTCTGGATCAGCATTATCAATAAATTTTTCTTTAAAACTAACACTCCAACTATTGGCTTCTTCAAAGGATTCAGAGCTAAAACCAAACCAACCCATATCACCCTTTGAATGCCATTTGCCATCTGGAGTTATTACAGCATATGTACCGAATTCAGCAGTTAATTGTGCATACTGTTCTTTGTTTTTGTATCTATTGCTATAATATTCTGGTTTGTAAAAGCACCACTTAACTTCGTCTATTTCTTTATCGTTTTTAGGCGTATCGCCATCAACAATTAATTCCCAAAATCTAATTGCTTTGTTGTATTCATCAATATCTAAAGAAAAATCAATATCTTTTACTTTTGCAGAATCTACACGTTTTGCATCGCCATCCATCATATTTATATATGTTTTTACTTCTTCAATTATTTTTTGTTTTACACCTTTATATTTATCAATAATTAAATCAAACTTTTCTTTGTCTGTTTTATACCAATTAACAAAATTTAAAAATTCATTATGGTTAAATCCAAGAGTGTTAAACGCATTGTTGCTAGTTAGACACAATATAGGTTTTAATTTTAATAAACCAGACCATCTGCCACCTTCTTGATACCAATCCCATTTTGCATTAGGATTTTCCCAATAACCATATTTACCTGTCTTTTCGT